CGCCTCAACCATAATGACGGGCCCGCTCGGTGTCACCACCAAAGCCCGCGTCGGCAAGAGAGTGCTGGGATAATGTGCTGGGGTGGTGGTGGCGACGGCGACGGCGGTGCCGATCTCGGCGTCTACACGGAAGAGAATGTTCCATATAACGAGCCGCCGGACCCGCCATCAATCAATACGGCCGACTTTAGTTTGGACTTTAGTTTGCCAGAAGACCCACCAAGCGCCCCTCCGGGTTGGCAAGAGTCCTATGGCTACACCAAAGATACAGGTGGGCTACCCGGCCACGCGGGTTTCGCACCGGAATCGTTTGGCGAATTTGTTGGCGATATCGGCGCTGGAATAGCAAGCGGCCGCACGTCGGTTGGCATCAGTCCCGGCGGCTTGGGATCGGCCATTGTCGGCGCATTGCTCGGCTCTGGTATCGGAACGCCGCTGGGCCTTGGCATTACCGCCGCTGGTTGGGCCGCAGATAAACTCACGGGAGCGCCCGACATCGCCAACATCAATGTGAAGGGTGATGTCGGCGGCGTTCTCGGCTCTAAGCTCGGCAGCGGCGGCACATTGGGCGGTCGGTGATGTGCGTCCCGAATATTTTAAACCAGCATAAGGCAATCAGCAGAAACGCCGGCGCACTCGGCGCCCGTGTCGCCAAGGCCCAGCGGCTGGCGCAATCGACCGTGGGCGGCGGCACACCACCGCCCAGCATCCTTGACAGTCTGCTGCCCGCCGTCACGCATCCCGGCCTGTCAAATACCAAATTGATAAATTGGCCGAGTGACCATCGGCGCCACTTGGCACAGATAAAACAATTCACATCGCTCGGCGTTTAGGAAACACAGATGATCAACTCGACCGATACCGACGAAATCTTTCGCCGCTTCGAAGAAATGAAACGCCTTCGGTCGAACTTTGAGTCACACTGGCAGGAGATCGCGGAACGAATCCTGACGCGCTCGGCCGAGTTTACCGGCGAACGGTCGGCCGGCGACAAGCGTACCGCATTGCAATATGACGCATCGGCGGCGCTGGCCCTGGAGAGGTTCGCCGCGGCCGTGGAAAGCTTGCTGACGCCACGCGGCGCCCGCTGGCATACGCTGCGCGCATCCAACCCCTACATCGATCAAGACGATGATGCCCGCCTGTGGTTCGACGCCGTCGAGGACATCCTGTTCCGCTGGCGCGGCCGGCCCAAGGCAAACTTCGCCAGCCAGATGCACGAAGGCTATATGTCTCTCGGCGCCTTCGGCAACGGCATCCTGTTCGTGGATGAAGATGCCGCCGCCGGCATGCGCTACCGCAACATCCATCTGATGAACTGTTTCCTCGCAGAAGATGAAATGGGAAACATCGACACGGTTTTCCGTATTCTCGACCTTGCCGCCCGCCAGGTCATGCGGATGTTCGAAGACGGCGACCTGTCCACCGCCATGCGGGCCAAGATCGACAAGGAACCGGACGCCCGCGTCAAGCTGTTGCATGTGGTGATGCCGCGTACCGACCGCGACCCCGTCAGGAAAGACAAGCAAAATCTGCCGTGGTTCTCGGCCTACTATGAGATCGATGCCCAGCACAAGATCGAAGAGGGCGGCTTCTCAGAACTGCCCTACATCCCCAGCCGATATGTCACCGGCGCGTCGAGCGAGGTTTATGGACGGTCGCCGGCGATGACGGTTTTGCCCGACATCAAGATGCTCAACGAAATGAGTAAAACCGTAATCCGCGCCGGCCAGAAGGTGGTCGATCCCCCACTATTGATTGCCGACGATGGCGTCCTGCTCCCGGTCAATTCAAAACCGGGCGGGTCCACCTTTGCGCGGTTGGACGGCCGCTCCCAAGCTCCTGTGCAGCCGTTGTTTACCGGCGCGAGGGTGGACATCGGCTTGGACCTGATGGAGCAACGCCGGCGTGTAATCAACGATGCCTTCCTCGTAACCCTGTTCCAGATACTGGTCGAGACACCTTCGATGACCGCCACGGAAGTGTTGTCCCGCGCCCAGGAAAAGGGCGCCCTACTAGCCCCCACGGTCGGTCGCCAACAGGCAGAGACACTAGGACCGCTTGTCCAGCGCGAACTGGCGATCCTGCAACGGCAGCAACTCCTGCCGCCGATGCCCGACATCATGATCGAGGCGCAGGGCGAGTACGACATCGAATACACATCGCCGTTGTCCCGCGCCATGAAGGCGGAAGAGGGCGTGGCGATACTGCGAACCCTGGAAATGGTGCAGCCCATCGCCGCGATGGACCCCAGCGTCATGGACAATTTCGACAACGACCAGATCGTCCGCATCCTGGCCGACACCAACGGCACGCCGATGAAAATTATGAAGCGCAAGGACGAGATCGCGGCAGTCCGCCAAGCCCGCCAACAAAACGAACAGATGGCGGCGATGGTTCAGGGCGCACCGCAAGCGGCCGACGCCGCGCTCAAGGTATCGCAGATCGCATCGGCGGCGCAGGTGCCGCCACAGATATAGGAGTTTCCAATGCCGGTGGTCGGAAAGAAACATTATCCCTATACGCCCACCGGGAAGGCCAAGGCACGCGCCGCCGCCAAGCGTTCCGGCAAGAAAATGACTTATGGAAAGAAGAAAAAGAAATAACTCGGCATGACGCAAGCCAAGGTTCAGCAGGAAATCTTGCAGTGCTACCGCAATGTTTTCCTCAACACGCCTGACGGGCGCGTCATTCTCAACGACCTGATGAAGGCCAGCGGTTTGTTCCAGATCAATGGGGTGACCGATAGCGACGAACTGCAACATCGCACCGGCTCGATGGACATGGTGCGCCGCATCATTTCGATCCTGGCCCTGGACGAAGACAAAATTATCAACATGACACTTAACTTGGACGAAGGAGACAATGACGATGGCTGACGAAGGGTCCGCATTGGCGGGTAACCCGGAAGACATACCGGGTGGGGATGGCGGCGACGGCGCAAGCTGGGCCGGCAACGAGTATCAGGATTTGATCACGGCAAAGGGCTGGGGCGGCGTCGATGACGCGCTCAAAAGCTATGTGAATTTGGAAAGCACCGTGGGCGGCGACAAGATCACGCTGCCCGTCGATGGCGCCGACATCGCGGAATGGGACGGCTGGGAAAAACTGGGCGTCCCGGCGGAAGCCACCGACTACAAGATGGATGCACCGCAAGGATACAACGGCTACGACACAGGTCTGGCCGATGACATGCGCGTCATGTTTCACGATGCGAAGCTACAGCCGTGGCAGGTCGAAAAATTGCACGATGGTTTCGTCGAGCGGGCCATGGGGCAAACCCAGAATGCCATTAAGGACAGCGAAACCAAGCTGTCCGAATGGGATACCGAAATCAAGGCCAAGTATGGCACCGCCTACGATGAGCGCATCGCCGCCGGCAACCAGGCGGTCGCGCAGTTTGGCGGCGACGATCTGAAACAATGGCTGGTCGATACCGGCGCCGGCCGCAACCCGGTCGTGATCGATGCCTTTGTCCGCGCCGGCATGGCGCTCGGCCAATCGGGGCAATTCAAGGACGGCGCCCCGGCCGGATTCGGCACAACGCCGCAAGACGCCAAGGACCAGATCGCAACGCTCCGCGCCAACCCGGCGCTGATCGACAAGGCACATCCCGAATACGGTGTGCTAAATGAGAAATTAGAACAACTCCACAAAGCCGCCTTTGGCGAGGATGTGGTTCTGACAGTCGGACAACCCTAACCGGCCCGGCGAGACAGCGGGGATAGACCCGCCGCCCACCCAGCGCATGGGCAGATGGGTCCGCATAGCGGGCAACCCGCCGACAACCTCAAAACTTAACCCTCTAGCTGAAAGGATAGACACATGTCTGTTCAAATTACCACAGCTATGGTCGAGCAGTATGCTGGCAATGTTGCCCATCTCTCTCAACAGAAAGGCTCCCGCTTGCGGAATGCCGTTCGCGTTGAAACCGTGGTGGGCAAGAATGCCTTTTTTGAGCAAATCGGTAGATAACACTGCCTAGCCAGATGGCGACATCCGGCTGAAACCTTGTCAAATTCGGGGAAGGCTTTGAAATGCTAATCCCGAGCGAAGCCCCAGCAATGGGGAACGTGTAGAGACTTGACGGCAAGCATCTCTAGTAGATGAAGAGAAAGTCCAGCGCACAAAGCCCGAGAGGGTGGCGGCGAAAGCCGTAGTGTGATGAGTACCGCCGCTCGGAAACGTACTTCTCGCCATTCTGACACACCGAGAATGGATACGCCCCATGCAAGACGGCGCGTTTCCATGGTCGATTATGATTGGGCAGACCTCATCGACGATGAGGATCGCGTCCGTTTATTGATCGACCCCACCGGACCTTATGCCCAGGCGGCAGCGTTCGCCATGGGTCGCGCCATCGATGATGCGATTATCGATGCCGCGGACGGCACTGCCTACACGGGCGTGGCCGGCGGAACGTCCACCAGCTATGACAGCAACATGACTGTCGATGTACAGGTTGGTATCAGCCCCGCGGCTGACACCGGTTTGAACATCGGCAAGCTTCGCGCTGCCAAGCAGAACCTTGACGCGAACGATGTCGATCCTGACATTGATCGTTTCATGGTGATAAACGCCAAGCAGCTTCAGAACTTGTTAGCCATAACCGAACTCACTAGCTCCGACTACAACACGGTCAAAGCTTTGGTCCAAGGTGAGGTTGACACGTTTTTGGGATTCAAATTCATCCGCACAGAGCGGATCGAAGTTGATTCCAATTCGGATCACAAAGTTCTCTACTTTGCGGCCGATGGAATGTTGCTCGGCCTCGCCGCCCAACCGACGATCAAGATTTCGGAACGGGCTGATAAGAACCACGCAACCCAGGTCTTTGCATCGATGTCAATTGGCTCTACTCGCATGGAGGAAGAGAAAGTTGGATACATCGAATGTGACCCGACCTAACGGAGGATTTTGAAATGGCTGTTACCACAGAAAAATCCAACGAATACACCAACGCTACGGCAACGCCGGTCGTGAATAATGCGACCACGGAAGAGCATGGGCGGGTGCGGGTGATGTTTTTCACCCACGCCAACTCTGGCGCCGGCGATGCGACTTCAAGCGTAGCATTGGGCAAGCTGCCACCTGGCCGCGTGCGTATTCTCGGGCATCTTTCCAGAGCCTATGTGAACTGGACAACCTCGTCCGCCACATTGGACCTTGGTTGGGATGCATATACTGATCTCAGCGGGACGGCTGTCGCCGCTGATCCAGACGGGTTAATCAACGGCTTGAGTGTCGATACCGTTGGCTTTTTCACCCTTGAGGGTGCCATCGCGGCAAACCTTCTGACGGGTGGAACGTATGTCTTCGAAAGCAAGGATGGCGTTGTCATCCGCGCCACCTCGCAAGACACTGCGATTGGCAGCGGCGACGATATCGATGGCTGCATCTACTACGTTCTGGACTAACCGACACCCATGTGGGAGGGGGCAACATCCCTCTCCCACAACTTTTTTTGTGAGGACGCATGACCGATAGCTCTACATTCGTCTCAATTTCAAACCGCGCCCTGACGTGGCTCGGCGCAGAGCCAATCACTGACCTCACTGACAACACCAAAGAGGGCCGCGCCTGTAACCGAATTTATCAGCAGTCCCGCGACCAGGCGTTGCGTGACCATCCCTGGAATTTTGCGCTCAAGCGGGTGGCCGTCGCCGCCGACACCACGGCGCCGATATGGAAATATGCCAACGCCTATAGCTGGCCGAGTGGATGCCTACGCATCATCGAGGTGGACACATTGGAAGAATGGGTGGTCGAGGGCCGCAAAATTCTCACCGACCAAGCGGCGCCATTGAACATTTTATATATTGACACGGTGGAAGACCCGACGCTTTTCGATGCGATGTTTGTCGAAGCCTACGCCGCCCGCATCGCCGCCGACCTGGCGTTCGATCTTACGGCCAACGGTACGGTTGTCGCCAATGCCCAGCAGTTGTACACCACGCGGCTGGCGGCGGCGCGTCTGGTGGACGCCCAGGAAGCCTTGAGCGCCGATGAGACCGACTGGCTTGAGGCCCGCAACTAGGCATGGCCAGCGTATCAG